CGTCAATCATGTCGGCAGCGAATGCCTCAACACTATCGAACCTGATAGACTTGCCACTCCAGTCGCATGCAGACCTCGCTGCCATACGCATGAATGTGTTGTCATTGTCATACTCCCACGGAAACACGCCCTTCCATGCTTCTAGGAACGCTTCAGCAGTAGGAGCCTCAAACTCAATAGGATCCTCGCTGATCTTTAATAAATACTTAGGCATTTGCCCCTCCTTTGGTTGTTTCATATAACTTAGTGCAAAGATTGCAAACAATCAAGGAAAATATGATATAAAATTTTTTTTAAAATTTTTTGGTAGTTGTTTGTGGGGAACTTGGCGCAACGTATCGCCCTGTCAAGTTTGCAAAAAAGGGGGGTGCCATATCCACCCCATCCCGATTTTGTCATTTGCCAAATGTCCATAGGGTACCTTGGTTGCAACCATTGCGTTAATCGCCCGTAGGGCTGCGCTCATGGCGTACAATTGTTCGGCTGCTGGCAACCTACCGCACAAAAAAAGAGGCGCTGCAAGCGCCTCTAATCGTGTTGTTGTGTAATGCGCTAGTTTAGCGCATTACGTCTTGAATTGAGATATTCATAGGTTTGATCATCCAAGCCTGCAAAGATTGACGCAATGCCAAGCCTGTTTTCGGGCAACAATGCCGCTTCGCCTTCAATGGTGCGCGTTACTGATTGAATAGCTTCATATCCATTAAGGTCATGATTGCCTTGGCTGTCACCGTATGAATGACCATAAGCTTGCATGTTGTGGCAGATGATTGCGTCATCCCCATGTTGCGCGCGCATTTCGGATACCCTTGCGCGAATGGTTCCGGCATCCCATCCGGTTACGCTTGATATATCGGCAACGGTTGAGCCACCATCGCGCCGGATTGTTTCCCACATCATGCCAATGCGTGACCCATTGCGATATGGCTGTTCAGGTGTTGACGTTTGGACGGTACGCGACGCGCTATAATCAATGCGGTTAACGTCTGAATGCCTAAACATGGCATCAATAAGCAGGCACCATGCTTCAAGCTTGGCAATCTCTAATGTGGCTTGATGCTGGCGAAATTCAATGGTGCCAACACGCGCCCATGTATCAAGAGACACGCTTGCAAATTTTCTGCCTAGTATTTGGTTTAATTCATTCGCGCTAGTCGCATTGTTGAATTCATCATGATTGCGCCCATTGTCACCAATGCGTCTGATAGAATGGCAGAAACGCGCTTGGCATCCATTCTCGCGTCTTGATGGTGGCAATAGTAAATCAACATCGTTTTGCTGATTGGCGTATCTGATAAGAACGTCTTTCACTAACGCCATTGGCATAACGTCATGGCATTGATTATCAACCGGCATAAAAAATGCGCCGGTTGATGCCATTGTGCCTTTTGAATGCGTCCAATAGTAAGCCGGTGAAATATCTTTGACCGCACGGTTGCCAATGTGAACGTGCAAGCCACATCCCTTTTTTGATACCTTGCCGCCATTGGTTTCAATAAATTGCATGACGGCGCGTATATCATCCATTGCACCGCCAGCCCCATGTGCTGGCATTGGCGGAAAGACAATTTCCACATCAACATTTGCTGAACCGTCATATTTTACCAGCAACCAATCAAAACCGGCATCTGTCAAAAGCGTGCGCCATTGGTCAATTGAACGAAATAAACCGCGCTTATTGTGGAATTCTAGCTCTACGCCAGCAGTCAAAAAGCTTGTGTTTGTTAAATAAGCCATTGTTTTCATTACCTTTTTTCTGTTTTTGTGGACGCACGTTTGCGCCACTTCCTAAGTAGTAATCGCAATCACTGCATAAGTAAACACAAAAAGAACAATTGTTCGCATTTTTTTATTATTGATCGGATGCGCGTGCGTGTGCGCGTGAAAAAAGGAGATCCAGTTACTGGCAGCGGCAGCTAACCCCGACCCCGAAGCCCGAAGCCCGATCCCCGATCCGATTCAACCCGGTGCTGCCGGGGCCTCGACCCGGTAAACCCGAGGTCTCAACCCGGTAAACCCGAACAATTGTTCTGGTTATGCCCCGGCTCCGCCCGGGAATGGGCAAAAAAAATGAGCCGCAGCACTTGGCTGCAGCCCAGTATAACCCGAACAATTTATATCCATATCCGCTGATCCTCCTCAAATCCCGCGTTGTCCCGTGCATTGAATAGCTCGGAAGTATCCAAAGCGAAGTCCCGATAGCCGTCAAGAATAGTATCAAAGTATTGACGGCTGGGGCTGTATGTACCCGATGAGTTCATCCGGTAAGTAAGCATCCCGTTGATCTCCACCTTGCGATAGAGTCCAGAACTCACGCCCTCGTACCGATCAAGTGCGGCCTCGTCTGCTTCTTCAATGCGCCAGATGCCTACGGGCAAAAGGTCGTACTCGTCACCGTGTTCTATGTCGGCTACACCCCGAAAGACTAGCCTCCAATTCGGAAAGTACGCAGACCCCAACGCTTTCGCGGTGGGGCTACGAAGTGCCATCTGGCTCTTGTTCAAGTTAGAGCCATAGGCGAAATATAGTTTACTCATTTGTCTACCTCCATTCATTAACAACCTGTTCGCCTACAATGTATGCGTACATATTGACCAGCTTCTCAGGGCTGGACAGGTCAGTTGTTACCTCACCAAAGTTGTCTTGCTCGTATTCTTTGATGGTTTCTATGATTTTGAATACTTGGTCACCCATCCACTCAATAGCTTTGTGCGTTCCAATAATGTAGTAATCCATATTGAAAGCGTGGTGGTGCCAATCGTCTTTGTTGTCTTTTAACCACTCAGCGTCCTGCTCTTTCATCCAGTCAACGAAGTGGCCTTTGATTTCTTCATACTTATAAGTCATGGCGTTTGCCCTCCTTCTGTACTTATATAGATAGCAATCATTGCACACACTGTCAACAGGAAAAGAAAGAAAAAAAGAATTTTTTTTCAGCAGGTGCCGGGCCGCAGCAGCGCAGCGGCTGCAGCGAACAACCAGAACAATTGTACTGGTTACTGGGAGCCGGGCCGCAGCACGGACAAAAAAATACCCGGCTCTCGCCGGGTCAGGTAATGAAAATGTTTCTCCCTTCTAGTCGTGTGGTTGACCCGAGTCTAACCCGAGTTCTTCTGTTATCTCAGCCATCGCTCCAGCTATCTCGTCCCACTGCTCATCGTTTGAAACTTCATCTTTCGTCAAGTCATGAACTCCGCTGCCTTGTGACGGAATAGAATCTTCACGAAACCTGTGAAGCGCATCCCAGATGGTCGATAAGTTGTTTTTAATTTCCTGCTCAGTCATTTCGCCCTCCTGTTTGAGTGCAGCCAGCGGAGGTATGGACGTATCCATATAAATCCTCTATCCGCTGACCTAGCCACAATTACAATCACCTAACGGCGTTATACTTTTGGCTTACTCATTATATATAGCAATCACTGCAACACCTGTCAACAACAAAAAGCACAAAAAAATAAAAAAGTATCATTTGGTACAAAGCCGCAGCTAACTGGGACCGGAAAGACAATACGAACAATTGTACTGGTGAATCGAAGGCCGGGAGGGTGCTGCGCCCCGGAGTCCGGGCGCCGGGAGGGTTTCCCCCAGGGAGGGCGCAGCCCGATCCCGAACAATTGTACTTAAACCCCGACCCCGAACAAAAAGCCCCAGCAGCCCGAGGCCACTGGGGGTAGTTTTCCAAGGGAGGAGGGGACAGGATGACCCCGATTCAGCCCCGATGTCAAGCCCGACCCCGATCAAACCCCGATCCCGATGCCCCGAGCAGCAGCCCGATGACCCCGAACCCGAACAATTCTACTGGTACAGGCCCGGAAAGCCCGATGGTCGCCGCCCCCTCCCCCCGCACGGGGTGTTTTATGGGAATATCTGGGTTATCCGCTATCTTCCGCTATATCTTGTGGGTCATGCTCTATAATACCCACATCTGGTGTTACATTTACCATACGGGACTCAGCCAAACGCTTAAAATCTGCCAATTTGTTCGCAATATCCTGCTTTGTGTTCGCTGTAATCTCCTCCTTTACAACATGTTGTTTGTTGATCAGTAGTCCCGCTGCCTTCAGACGCAACTCCTCTGCTCTCAACGCATCGCTGAATTTACCCATTTCCCACGCCTGATCCCTGATCTTCTTTAGATCCCGAATAGACTTATCAATTGTTACCCCGAAACGAGCCTGTGTCTCCAGCCTCATCTCCTGTAGGCGTTCTGCTACAACTGGATTACGCAACAGCCTCACAGCTTGCACTGTGGGGTTTTTGTACCCTGCTTGCCTAGCCGCTTCAGTCTGTGTCATATCCTTGTGCAGATACATATCCAGAAACTGTTGCTGCTGTGGTGTTAATCTTTTGTGTCCAGCAAGCCGCTGTTCCTTTGGTAGATCTTCTCCGACCTTCGGCATTACGCTCTCCTAATTCTATCACACAGGCTGTTTGGTTGATGGTTTTTTAAATGTTCAATATCTTTGTATCCATGTACTTCTAATTTTCTACAAAGTTCTTGTATGGCCTTTCTGCCAAAATTTCGAGCAAGCATCATTTTATTGTAATTGAAATTTTTTATAAATTCTTCAATCGACATTTCCATAACGCCTTTATGGTAGTAGGTAAGACAATTCACAATGCGAACACTATTCCACTGGATATCACCCATTACTTTAGGATTTAAACACCGTGATCCTTTTTCCTTCTCTCGCAATTTCACTCTATGTAACTTCGCTACAATTTCCCTAATACGCTCTCTTGATAAACCATATTCATCTCCAACGGATTGCAATGTGCGTTTGTCCATCATTCGCTTGTGATAAATTTCTTCGTCACGCTCTATATTTTTCATCTAGCTTTACCCTCCTAAGTAGAACAATTCTTCGGGTTGCATTTGGCAGCAACCACACGTTACAGGGTATAGGTTTGTTTATACCTATACCCCTATGTAATAGGGAGAAAAACCCAAACATTAAACCTTGAGCCTT